TCTTATGAAGACAATAGTTGATGCAAATAAAGATTTAATGGATTTACAAAAAAAGATAAGAGATATTGATACTCCAGGTAAACAAAATGATACTAAAAATATAACAACCAATAATCTTTTTGTTGGTTCTACTGCAGAACTACAAAAGATGATACAGGACATGAAAAAAGATGTCTGAAGGTTATAATGGTAATATTAATCTAAAAAGAATTAATGTTGGTATTGAATGGACACCTGATCTTGTTCAGGAATATTTAAAGTGTTCTCAGGATCCCATATATTTTGTTGAAAAATATATGAAGATTGTAAATGTTGATAAAGGTCTTATGACAATAGATCTTTATCCATATCAACATCAAATTTTAAATGTCGTAAAAGATAATAGATATACTATTGTTGCTACAGCAAGACAGGCTGGTAAAACTACATCAATTGTTGGTGTTATCTTGCATTATATTATATTCAATCCTGAAAAAACTGTTGCATTATTGGCAAACAAAGGCGATACAGCAAGAGAAATTTTAAGTAGAATTCAATTAGCATATCAGCATTTGCCAAAATGGTTACAGCAAGGTATTATTGAGTGGAATAAAGGTTCATTTGTTCTTGAAAATAATTCAAGAGTTATTGCATCTTCTACATCATCTGATGCTATTCGTGGCTTTTCTATTAACCTACTATTCATTGATGAAGCTGCATTTATTGAAAATTGGGATGATTTCTTTACTTCAGTTTTTCCAACCATTTCATCAGGTCAATCAACCAAAATTATTCTTGTTTCAACTCCAAATGGTCTGAATCATTTCCATAAAATATGGGTTGATGCTGAAGAAGGCAGAAATAATTATATTCCAATTCGTGTTACTTGGGAAGATGTTCCTGGTCGTGATGAAAAATGGAAAGAAGAAACCATTGCTGCAATGGGTGGCGATGTTGAAAAATTCAACCAAGAACATAATGTTGAATTTTTAGGATCTTCCGGTACACTTATTGCAGGCTGGAAATTAAAAGAGTTAGTTCATAAACATCCAGAAGTTTCAAACTTTGGACTCGATAGATATGAATCGCCTAAAAAAGATAGAATTTATGTAACTGTGGCAGATGTTGCTAGAGGTAAAGGACTCGATTATTCGGCATTTCAAATAATTGATGTTACTGAAATGCCTTATAAACAAGTATGTGTTTACAGAAATAATATAATTAATCCTGTTGATTATGCTGAATTATTATATAAAACAGTTATGGCATATAATAATTCATTCTTATTAGTTGAATCTAATGATATTGGTGGACAAATATCAGATATACTTCATTATGATTTTGAATATGATAATATGCTTTATACAGAAGCCATGGGTAGAAATGGTAAAAGAATTTCTTCCGGGTTTGGTGGAAAAAATGTTGATAAGGGAATTAGAACATCTAAAGCTGTAAAATCAATTGGATGTTCGGTTATGAAAATGTTAATAGAACAAAATCAACTTATAATTCAAGATTATGAAACTATTCATGAGTTATCAACATTTTCTAAAAAATATAATTCATATGAGGCTGAATCAGGCAAACATGATGATTTAGTTATGTGTCTAGTTTTATTTGCTTGGTTAACCAATCAGAATTATTTCAAAGACGTGACTGACATAAATACTTTATTAAAATTAAAAGAGAAAACTGAAGAAGATATGATGGAAGATCTGCTCCCATTTGGATTTTTAGCTGGTAGTGAAGATGAAACTTTTATTGAAGAAACTGATTCAGGGCAGAAAATATTGTGGAATTATAGCTAAAAAAGGATTATTTATAAATACTAATAAAGAAATAATGTATTTCTTTCCATGAAAGGAGAAAAAATATGCCATTCCAAGTCAGCCCTGGCGTAAATGTATCAGAGATTGATCTAACTACAATAGTTCCTGCCGTTTCTACCTCAATTGGCGCCTTTGCTGGCGTTTTTCGTTGGGGTCCAATTGGCCAGAGAATTCTAGTAGATAGCGAAACAGCTCTTGTAACACGTTTTGGTAAGCCAACCAATCTAAATGCTGAAAGTTTCTTTACTGCAGCAAACTTTCTAGGGTATTCAAATGCTCTTTATGTATCAAGAGCAGCAAACACAACTGGTTCTTCACCAACAATTTCAGGTGCAGTTGAAGTAAATTCAGTAACAATTAGAACATCAAATACTTCTGATTTAAGTACAGATCTATATGTATTAACTTCTACATCAAATAATGCAACAGTTGCTGGCGCTGCCAAGATTGCTTCAATTGTAAATTCAACAGCATTTACAATAACTCAATCTTCAGATGTTACACCAGTATCCGGTGCTAATACTTATGATACTGCAATTACTATTAATACTGACGTGGATTCAGCAAATCTAGTAACACTTTCTTCTGGTAATACAGATGATCTTGCTGTTGGTTTTGTTTTAACAGCTTCATCAAATACCGAAGTTGTTTCAAATGCATATGCAACAATTACA